TTGGAAATTATCTGTCTTCGGATTTATTATCATTGTATAGAACTACCAATCAAACAACAACTAATGAAACAACACCTAATGAAACAACACCTAATGATACAACGCCCAATGAAACAACACCCAATGAAACGATTTATGTTTCATCCTATACTATTAATAATCCAGAATCTAATTTTCATCATGTAATGGGTCTTTCTAATTATACTCATTATACATCACCTATTAGACGTTTTGTTGATCAATATGTTCACTTAAGATTATATAAAAAAATGTTTGGGATAGATTTGATTGGATTAAAATTAAATGAGAAAACAATATATATTATTAATAGATCATTGATAGAAATGAAAATGATGGGAAATCAAAATAAAGTTTTATCATTGATTACTCATCAAAAATCTGACAATTATCATGAAGCAAAACTGATAGGAATTAAATATAACTCATCAACGAAAAAACTATTTTTAAAATGGTTGATAGATGATTCTATTAGAATATCTGATACAATAAATAATCCATTAATTGAAATAATTACTAATGAGTCTGGTAAAACTTATACTATGAAAAATAGATTAAGTTCTAGTGATGAACAAACAGAAAATAAAATTAATTTTGTAATCGGTAATAAATATTCACTAAATATTAAATTTATGTTATTAAATGCCCTTAAAACACCAAAAGTCTCTATTGAATATTTTTCTTTATAAGTTTTTTGTCTTTATAAGTTTATTTAAAATATACTTCCATTTTCTGAAATCATTAAATTAAATAAATAATTATATAAATTAAATTTAATGAACATCTTATAAATAGACATAGGTGATTTATCATATTTTTTAAGAAGTATACTTAAAACAATATTTGTTTGAATTGTATTTATAATTGCTAAAAATATATTTTTAGATATATCATTTCTAAATGATCCTAAAAATGAATTAGTTGATTTAAAATAATAGATTTTTTGAATAAAAAACCCAATTAATGGTACAATAGAAAATATAAATATCATAATATTATTAAATATATTAAATGGCACTTTTCCTGAATCCATTATTATTTGAGATTTGCAAAAAATGAATAAAAACGCAATTAATGCTGCAAAATAATTTGGTTTATTTTTTATAGCTGTTGTTAATAAAATAGATGAACTAAAAACAAAAGCAACTGTAAATGATTCATAAACATTACCATCTGTATATGATTTTATTATACCATCTGGATGATTAATTTTTCTGTATAAATTTAAAATAATTAAATAAATAACCATACCAATTACTATATAAATTGTCAACATTTTAATGATATTCACTTCATCTTCTGCATTTTTAAATGTTATTATTCCTGCTAATTTTGCAATATTATCTTTTATTACTTCAACTATTGATGTTTGATCTTCATTAAATTTAAATGAATAATTAATTAATATTATAAGAAATAATAAATATAATATTATCATAACAATATTATAAATTGTTATTGGATTTGTCTCATTCATATTATTAGTTATTTTTTTTGTAATTGAATCAATATTCATAAATATGTTTAGTATATTCAATTATTACATAAAAATTTAAATATTAAATTTACAAAATATAAAGAAATAATTATTTGTTTAAGATTATGATTTTGATTTTAATAATTATTTATCTAAGCAAATAATTATTATGATGTAAATGATATCAAATAATTAGAATTATAATGTCAATCATTATATTATATAGATAAAAAATAAATCAGGGAATAAATTAATATCAGTTATATATTATAGAAAGATTAAACGATATATATATATAAATGAACACAATGAAAAAACGTTTTATCGGATCAACTACGGGGAATTATAGTACTAGTCCTTCTGAATCATTATCTACTGATATTATGAATTTCTCTGACTCTAATTCAGATATTATTAATAAAAGTATTAAAAATATTTTTAACACATCTAAACTTTATTATACATATCTATCAACTGTTCAAATGAAAATTACTAATTCTAATGAAACAGATGCAAATAATGTAAAAAATTTTAATGAATTTTATGATAATGCAAAAATTATCTATAGTGAAATAGAAAAAGAATGGTTTTGGATATCAAATAGTGACATAATTAAACAATTTGTTTTAAAGTCAGATTCTATGGAATCTCATAAACAAAATTATTATAATAATTTTCAAATGTTAGAAGCTATTGCAAAAATGTATGGTTTTGATTGTTGGTATACTAATCAAAAAAAAAATAAATCATCAAAACAAACTAATTTTAATGATTCTGAGATTGAAGATAAATTAAATACAAATTCAAACTAAATTCAAACTGATTATTATGTTTTATCATCATATGCTATCATTATTAATCACTTTCGCTGGTACATGTGAATACCCAACAACAATTGATGAAGCAAATCTATGACGACCTTGAATAATAGTATAGTAAGTTGTATCGCCTACAGTTTTTGAAACATAAACTTCAATTGGAGGAAATTTTGCTCCAGATTTCATTGCTTCAACCATTGAAGGAGTTTCATAAAAATAATTTTCCATACGATTGAGTGGAGCAGGTGCAGGCTTAGGATCTGCCTTAAATCCCATACCAGATATCGAACCACCGGACGCTGTTACAGCAGTCGCAATTGGTTTAGATATCAAAATTTCTTTGACTGGGATATGTTGAACATCCCAGCGACTAGTAACGTTATATGTCGTATCTTGTTGTGTCATTTTGTAGATTGATGACAATTGACTGGAATCATTGCTAGTTATATCAAACATTTTATTCAAATTTTTCTTTATAAATAAATTAAATAAATTTAATTAATTTATTTAATTTAATTAATTTAATAAATTAATTCAAGACGGAATATTATTTTTATCAATATGCAATTTATCAAAATTATGATATGTTATCATTTCATCTAATCCCTTGCCAGGTGGTACCAATGGTAAACAATAATCTGAATCAACTATACAATTTAACATTATTGGTTTAGTCTGATCATATTCAATAAATTGATTAATTTTATTATGGATATGATCTAGACTTAATGATTTATCAATTGTTATACATTTAATACCATATGCTTTAGCCAATAGATAATAATCCGGATTTATTGATTCCGTTGCAACTATATTATTATTAAAAAATAGTTTTTCCCAAACATTGACCATTGACTGTTTTGAATCATTCATTATTAACATCTTTATTGGGATATTATAATTTAAAATCATTTTAAGATCATTCATCATATTAAATGATTGATCACCATCAACTGATATAACTATTTTATTAGGATTTGCGATTTTAGCACCAATTGCCATAGAATTAGAAGATCCCATGGTGCCCAAACTACCGGAGGTAATAAAATGATTAGGTACAAAATGATTAATTAATTGAGCGGCGAACATTTGATGATTACCTACTCCAGTAGTAATAATTGTATTAGATTTAATATCTGGTTTTGAATTTAAAATTTTATTTAATAATTTTAGAATATGTTGTTGTTTTAATCCAGATTCATCAAAATAAAATTCAATAGGAAACGTTTTTAAATGATCTAACCATAATTTACGAGAATTTGGATTAATAAATGGTTCTAATTTATTTAAAACATCTAATGATGAACCATGTATATTGATGGTCCCTTTGATTACTTTATCAAATTCTGATGTATCCGTATTAATATGAATAATATTTTTTGCTTTCGGCGCATATTTATCAACATTACCAGTAGTACGATCATCAAATCTAGCACCAACACAAATAATACAATCTGATTGTTGAATAGCATTATTAGCTCTAATAGAACCATGCATTCCTAACATTTTAAGACTTAATTGATGATTTTCATTAAATATTCCTAGTCCATGAAGTGTTGTAGTAACAGGTATATTTGCTTTAATAGCAATATGTGCTAAAATGTCAGAAGCTTCTATACATCCCCTACCTACATAAAACACCGGATATTTTGCTTTATTGATAATAGATGCAATATTATATATTTTATCTGAATCGAATACTTTATCTGAATCGAATACTTTATTATGATCATAATAGGACTTTGATACTAATTTCGAAATAACATCTTTTGGAATATTAATATGAACTTGTTTATTCTCTTTTAATAATGCAAATGCATGATTAAATACATGATCAACATTATTTGGATCAGTTAGATTATGATTCCAATTAGTAATCGGTTTTGTTAATTCAATCGAAGGTGCTTCCTGAAATGCACCCTTGCCCATCATATTTGTTGGAACATCTCCTGATATCACTAATAATGGAACCTTGTCACATTTTGCATCAGTTAATGGTGTCAAAACATTAGTTAAACCAGGACCAGATGTAGTAATAACAACACTATCGAATTTATTCAAGGATTTATTATGTCCAATAGAGCAGAATCCAGCGCTAGCTTCAGAAGTTGGAACAAAATATTTAATATTTAGATTATTATTAGATTTATGAAATTGATCAATTAGCGTCATAATACTGCCTCCTGAAAATAGATAAGCAGTTGAAATTTTACCAGTTTCGGATAAAATTTTATATATACGTTTAGCCACATTTACATTAGAAGTCATTTGTTATATACTTTTAATTAAATATTAATTGAATATTAATAAAATATGGTCTCAAATAAATATTAATTCAATATTTTATTAAAATAATCTATTTATTTTCTCGTTTGAATTTATTTGTACAAGATTTACACCAACTTTGATATCCATCTGAAGCTGCTGATTTAACACAAAAATTATTTAATTCAAGTTCTAACTCACATTTTTAAGTTTTGCCATAGTAATTGATCGTTTTTTATGTGCTTCTTCTTTTGATTCGATACCTTCTAAACTATCATAAAATTCTTTTAATGTAGATGATATTTTCTTTTTTCGTTAATCACCAACAACTAAACATTCATAACACCAAGAACCATTTATAATATGTTGTATTTTTGTAGTCCATTGATGATCATTTGAACATTTAACAATAATATTACTTAATTAATTAGATAAATCTATATCATTACTAATTAATTTACCCTGATTTAATATTAGTTTACTTATAAAATTTGTTTCTATTATTGATTTTGTTGTGGTTGTTGTGGTTGTTGTTGTTGTAACTTTTGCTGTTATTGATTTTATGTTATTTAATTCCAGATAATGTTTAATATCATTTATTGTTGAATTTGCCAATTTCTCTATAATCAATCCTTTATTGAGCACTTCTTTTATATTCATTTTATAATCTTGATCATTTATAATATCTAATTCAGATTTATTATTATTAAAATTAAGTTTGATATTAGCTTTTTTCTTTTGTCTAAATAATTTTGCTAATTCATATTTACATTTTTTACATCTACGATCTAAACCATCATAATTTGTTGTATTAGCTGGATAAGATAATATATTTATCCATGTTTCACATTTGGTGCAAAATTTATATTCAATATCATTATGTGTTAGATGATGAATTTTAATATCAGATGTTTAAAAACCTCATCTTTTATTACAAAATCAGGAAACATTTCAACAAATTTGGCATATATTTGTTTCTTCTCAGACAAAACAGAAATTTCTGCACTTTGTTTATCTGCTTGATTCTGAATTATATGATCAGACCATTTAAAACCATCAGCATATGTATTCATAATTTGTTCATATTCAATTGCTAAAACTTTATAGGTAGGATCTAGAGGAGAAAATTGATTTTCTATTTGAGCATATGTTTGCTTTATCCAGCTTTGTGCTAATTGAATATTAGCAAATATTTCTGATTGTGTTATTTGTGGTTTAGAAGGATTTGTTCTATAAAAAATACTTGCTTTGATTGTTCCATCTTCAAGATTATCATAATCAATACCATTAATACATGATTTATTTTTATTATTTTCAGAATGTGACACAGCAATTAAATTAACCATACGATTATCCAATGGATAACGATTCATATGGTCAACTAATTCTGGATTGTCTTTGTCAAGATTTAATAGATAGCGATGAACTGATTGTTGATGTGTTGAACCATAGTGACTATATTTTTTTGCATTAACCGAACCACCATAATGAACAAATAAATTATTATTTTTCACAAAATCTAGCTGATCATAATCCATTAATGTACAATAATTTTGTGATAATTGTACTATTAGATATTTTGGTTGGGAATTAATATTGATAATTTTATACTTATTTCTTGTCTCAAATAGATCATCTGACATTTTCTTTCTGTAGTTATTTGCTGCTTCTTTTGCTGCTTCAGATGAAGCATAATTTTTAATGATAAACCTTTTTTTTGATGACCCTTAATTGCACATAACCATGTATTATTATCAGTTTTTCTTTGAAATACAGTTCAAAAAATTCAAGACATTTCAAGACATTTATTAAGTAAATTTATTTACT